CCAGTCAAATCTAACGTAAGAACGATTAGGTTTCTACGCCATTTGTCTTAAGGGTTTTTATATGCCAACTTCTAAACGAAATCGTTCCGGAGAATATGAACGCCGAAAACAAAAATGTCTTCAATTTAATATTTGCTTCAAATGTTCGAAACCAAAAGGTAATAATAAATTAAAATGTGACGAGTGTTTAAAAATCAATCGCCAAAAAAACCGAGAACAACGAGCACACCGTTCTCTTATTGGTCTTTGTGATTGCGGAAAACCAGCACTTCCAAATAAAAAACGATGTGATAAATGTATAAAAAAATATCGTCTTGCCCAAGCAGGTCAACGAATCAAACACAAAACCGTTGGCGGTTGTATCACTTGTGGAAAACCACCAGCTTCTGGATTGTCAACATGCAAAGAGTGCGCTATGAGAGCCACAAATGCTACTCTTCGCCGATATAATTCAAACAAAGAAAATAGTCTCTGCCCATTTTGTGGTGGAGAACTCAATGATAAGTTTCGATGCGAACCATGTCATAAGAACCATCTTCGGCATAACAGAACACGTTGGTACCAACAAAGATTAATTGTTTTAAAGCATTATGGCAATGCTTGTATTTGTTGTGGTGAAACAACTTACGAATTCCTAGAAATAGATCACATTAATAATGATGGTATCAAACATCGAGATATCGTTGGTAGACATATTATAGAAGATATAATAAAAAACAACTTTCCGACGGATTTACAAATTTTATGTGCTAATTGTAATCGCGGCAAGGGGAAATTTAAAATCTGTCCGCATAAACAAGAACCAACACTACCAAAATCTAAGAGTGGTATAAACGCAAGGAAACGTCGCATTAAGTGTATTAATCATTATGGTGGAAAATGTATCTCTTGTGGGGAAAATAATTGGGCTTTTTTAGAATTTGATCATATCAATGATGATGGAAACAAACATCGAAAAATCATAAAAGGAAAATCAATTGTTTCTTGGCTTATCCACAATAATTTCCCCGATATGATCCAACTGCTTTGTTGTAATTGTAATAAAACCAAAGGACTTTATACATCTACAGCAAGAGCCGAATGAAACCCATTCGGCTCTTGCTGTATCAAGATTTTTACACTTATACAATACCGCCAGCAGCGAGAACTTCCTCAGCAGAGAAACTCGCACCGGTCCGCAACACAACTAAATTCAAAACAACAAATTCAACCGTCTTTGTGGGCTGCAAGAAAATCGACACCCACAATTCATTACGATCAATTCGTTCTGGGGTATTATTTGTCTCGTCTACAACTACTTTATAAGCCGTCAAGCCACGTCTGCTTTGGACATCAGCCAAGTATGGCGAAATTGAATTATCAACCTGATCCCAAAGAGCACGATCATTTGGTTCGAAAATGAAGTTCCGTAGAACTTGTGTCATATTCTTCTTGATGCCAATTAAAAGCATTCTGACATCGACACGATCTAAAGCAGTTTGTGTCCGTTGTAAAGTTCTCTGCCCCCAAATTGTGATCCCATCTTGCGGGAATTTCACAATCGGATTAACAGCATTTCCAGAACCATACAATAAATCTCGCTCACCCTGCGTTGGTGAATACTCAATATCGAGTGCTGTCAGCAAACGACCACGACGTAAACCAGCAGGAGCAAACCACGTTTCAGCCTCACGAGCAGTTCTGGAAAACACAGCAGAGACATGACCACTGGGTGGAATCCAAACTTCTTGTCTACTAAATTGATCGTATACCCGCAACCAGCTCCAGTACAAAGCACCATAGCTGCTATTAATAGCAGTTCGCAAATCAGACAATAACATACCATTATGCCAGTCAACAACTTGCTGTGGTCTTAGACCAAACGGAGCATCTACAATGTACAGAACATCACCACGACCTTCACAAACTTGCAAAGCCGTACCAATGACTGAACCAGTCGAAAATCCAGGAGTAAGAAGCAAATTGATATCAATCGCTTCCGGATTCTGGAAAGCATACAAACCAGTCGAAAGTGCTGGATTTCCAATAACTGCAGCATCCAATTCACTGGAATATGCCGGGTCAGAAGGAATACCATCAGCTTGACCAGTATAAACTTTATTGTTAAATTGGGAAGGCTGACGAACATCATACGTGTCCAAACTCGGATTATTATTCAGATATGCCGGACGCTCTTCCCAGTTTGCATAAGGATTACCATTAGTGCCGCCGAGAGTCGACCCAGCATTTATAACATTCCCAATATAACGATCATCAATCTTATCAAAAGAAATATCTTGGACTTGCTCTAAAGATTCTCCCTGAGAACCTTTAATTAATAAAGTATATCGACCAGCAGCGTCAAGAGGACCAGTAGTAAACGCACTAAGATTAAGCGTTAAACCATCGACCCACGTACCTGCAGAGGGAGCAACCAACCAACCGACAATATTAGCAAAATAAGCGGTATCAGCCACACATTCATTGCTAAGAGGATCTGCTTCACACGATAATGGTTGGGAAACAGTGGTTTCACCAGAAGCTGGCAGCAATACTCGATTATCATTAAACCCACGATAAGCACGGGTATAAGGATAAGGAATGTTCAATTCTTCGGCGAATCGCAATGTTTTGAGATTCGAAAAATCTGCAAGCATCAAAAGAGTATCAAACTGATGGGTCGAACCAACTACAATCACAACATGAGTTGAACCACCAGAGACTTGCAGCTCGAAGGAATCCCATAAAATATCACCAGCTACAACACCAGCAGTATCAATCGATGCCGCTACAGAAGCAGTTGTCTGATTAAGACCAACTGGAACATTAAATTCAACATCTAATGTTTCGGTCTGACCAATAACATTAATTCTAACACGATTGTTTTGCGAAGTAATATTGTAAGGACCAGGATCAAGACCCAATAAGTATGATCGTGGGATGTCCCAAGCATATGCTTGACTACCGCATTCGAGAGCAAAAGCAACAGTGCCAGTCAATTGAATTCTATCACCAGCGATAGTCGATCGGACTTGCGGAATAACCGTTTCGCCATCATCCAGTGTATGCTCTGTAAAAATGTAATCTTCACCAGAAATCAAAGCATTAGCTGCATCTGTAAATGTCGCAGCATCCGTATAAGTCGCGGCCAACATTGTATAAACAGTTGGAGACGTATCACCTTCAATCGCTATGGTAAAATTACGGTTATTTGGCACAACCGTAAAGCTGAATGTATCATTTTCATCAAGAACGCCAGAAGTCACTTCAACTTGTATAGATAATCCATCTTCAACTGAGATGAATGAAGATTGTCCAGTGTCTCCCGGATCATCTAAGATTCCTTCGGATACGATTATACCATCGCTATTTCTGACAATTTGATATCCAGCACCTGATACTGGCGCATTGTCTGAAATATTTGGTGCTGATGTGATGATCATAATGTATGAGTCATCAACCGAATCGGAATAGGTAACATTTAATGTAGCGGCTGTCGCTCCAAAAGTATTGGAAACTTCAACATCATTATAATCAATCGAACTTACCGACGCATCGTGGAATACTAATGGGCTGTCGGCTGTGACTTCGCGAAAATTGATATGACCGAAATCAATGCCTTTGAACAATGGGAGTCGTCCCCAACCTTGTCCTCTAACACCTGACGTGTCGATGCAAACATCATCCAATTCGGTTGGTTGACCTTCTGCGCATTCAACAGCAACTCGCATTACATAGCATTGGTTGCCTTCTTCAAGATACGCTAAAACTGCATATCCGAGGAAACTTTTGGTAAATGGATTCCCAAAAGTATCAATATATTGTGTTGATGTTGTAATCAGTGTCGCTACATTCAGCGGACCTTTATTGGCAGTACCAACAAATGCTGGACGTAGCGGACCAACAGATGTTGGTAGGACACTGAGATCGATTTCCCTTGGGAAAACGCCGGGACTAAGATATACTGCCATTGGTGTCCGCTCCATTCGTCAAAATTGACTTCTGTGGGTATTTTTGACGAAATAACTATTTAAGGAGTAACTGTTGTATGTTCTTCAGAATCGAAGACAATTCTAATCATCTTCCGTTTTTGTAGATTATCAACTTGTTCTTGAATTAAATGTGTCTTTGGTAATAAAGCATTTTTTCCAGGATCAATTCTTACCTGTTGCTCATTACGATAAAAATCACTCCCAGGTGGTCTAACCTGTAATTGAACCAATTGGTTGGAACAATTATAAATCCTAATCGTCTCAGTTTTCTTAGCTTTGCCAATATCCATCAATAGCTCCTATCAAATATCTTGAACAGGTTCATACGAAGTATTACTAGATTCAGAAACGTAAAGGATTTTCCCCGTCATTTCTTTAACTAAACTAATCTGGCCCAGAACAGTCTTAACGATCGTCTCCGGTAGTGGTAACCACGCTTCAGCAACCATGGTTACTTCATACCGTACTTTTGCATGTGTATCAAATCCAGCTTCCTTATCACTAGAATCAGTAGAACCACTATAACGAATTTGAATATTTCCCTGGATTTTACCATCGAACATTTTAAATTCAGCAAGAGGATTAAATCTAGTGAGGACTTGATATAATATATACTCAATATCTCTTTTATGCTCAGCCCAAATTGTAAAATTATAATCAACAAGCCAAGGCGTAGGACGATATACCTGAGCAGCCATATCACCACGAGTACTCAAATATCTATGATTCATAGGATGATAAGCTGGGCTAAACTTTTCCGGGTTAAACTCAATACCCTCCCGACTAATGGCAGCAACCGGCAAACGAACACGACCTTCAACAAGATCATCATTCCAAATCAGAACACTCTTATCACCACCAGCAATCTTAACTCTCATAAAACGATACGAATCTTTAGTAGGCACCCGTATACCAGTCCAATACTGCTTCATCGCCTGGTCCAAAGACCTAAAACCAGGAATCAAGAATTCCTCTAAATATGTCGGATATTCCTGAACACCACTAGATTGAATATGAGTACGGCCACCCTCAGCATGACTCAACTGAGCCATAGCAGGAGTAGAAGGTAATCCTAACGGCAATTCACTAGGCGGAACAGTACGCTGTTCCGGATTTACCGTAAAATCAGAGCTAAAATCGTAAAGCGGCACGTCATTCAACCATTAAAAAGACCAGAGTTTTTCAAACCATCAATAGTATGGCGAACTTTATCCTTAATATCTTTATATTCATTTTCATTTGTCACCATCTTCGTACCAGAAAGAGAAATCGACCCACCGGTATCACTAATGGTTTTACCAATTTTCTTAATAACAAGCTCTGGAACCGCCTCATGCAATTTATCTATAATGCTTTCTGTAATATCATTAAAAATCATATGACTAATATTATCAAAATGTTTCGGTAATACTTTAACCTGATCCTTAAGATCAGATGCTTTCTCTGTAAGCATCGCCAGACCTCACATGTTCTTCAATTGGCATATCTTCTCGCGGCCTAACAGTAATATCAGCAGTCAAAACTTCAACCTGACAGGTAAAATAAAGCCAGATATACCTAAAATTACCACTAGGAGTCGCATTCGTAACCCTATAAGTTACAGGATTAATAGCAGCAGCATTATACGGGATCCTGATTACATCCCCAGTCCGTAACATCCTGGCATCAAATTCAGAATAAAGCTGCCTATGGCTAAAAGTTATTTCTTCTCTATGGTTTTCAATATCCGCTCCCCATTTTTTCAATTCCAACTCCACAGGAGATGGTTTGAAAAAAGCCTTCATAGGAATTGGTTCCCAGTAAGTAACATCAGCATCTTCGTCAAAAACATCATCAGTATCATTATTATCAGTACGAAGATATAATTCTATCTCGGCACCTGAAACATTAATAACTTCATCGGCCAATTGTCTCGCTAGCTTAACATCAGCCGATCCTTCATCATGTAATGCTACCTGAGTATGCCTTTGGGCGACATCTGAACGCATACTTTCCCACACAGATGAGAACTTACCAGAACTCACTTGACCTGTCTCTACTGCAAACCGATGGATTGTCATACTTTATTTTTGTATTTGAAATATATGGAAAAAACACAAAGTAATCGTAATGATGTTTACGAATCAACTGTGGCCATCGACGGATGGGTCATAGAAAATATCAGCTTCTTCAGAAATAATTGGAATCAAAGAACCCAAGCAGGATCTTCCCTAATATCGGTGCATACCAGGCACGATGAACCAGATGTGATAGGCTACACCACAGAACCACATGTCACGTATGATGCCGATGATTGTCTTTTCTTTATTTATTATTATGATAATAGAATCAACATCGGGATGACCAATAAAAGCATAATAGAATTAGATAATATAGCAGAACTCGATTTAGCTTCACCATTCTTTTTTGATCATTTAGAAGGCATTATATGGAATATACGATTAATTGACTATATCCAAGCCGATCTCACAGCAATCCAAAAAAATTTAAATCATATTAGTCTCAAAATACTCGATAAACGAGATGATGCATTTAAAAGAATAGGACTCCTACGAAAACTCCATGAATTCACTGGTGAAGTTGGAGCGAAAACCAGAGAGTATACAGAAAGAATACTCAAAGACCCAAAAGAGGTTGCCTGGCCAATAGTGAATGGGCAGACAATAAAGCAACCCCATTCTCATTCATCAGATGAATGGGACGTAATCCCATTCTAAGTCCCAGATAATCCCCAAGGCGGTATCGGAGGAAGAACACCAACACCAGCAGGGAAAGAACCCTCATCCTTATAAGGACTATTCGGAGGAGCGATAACTTCATCAAAATCAGGCGAAGGACAATAACCCATACCCATCGTATCGCAAGAATCAAATGATTCCTCGACCGGCAACTCCTCATTAGCCAAGTCCTTCAAAATAGCATAATAATCAGGATATTTATCACACGGACAATCAACATCAACCGCAGGAAGCACAAACCATGACTGACGCATATTACCCCTATTAAAATTCATCCCATATTTAATATAAGAACCAGGAATTGCTTCAAGAGCCGCAGAAACATTCACCAAAGCATTGCCACAACCACCTTCAGCTAACCAACTAGATAAAGCTGTAGATGAAAGAGCTGAAGTAGGCTCACAACCCGGAACAATAATTTTATTAGTTGCTAAAACTTCTAATTGCAAAGCAATTGTAATTTCAAGCCTAGTAGTAGCATGACTCAAAATTGGTGTGATAGTATATGTAGCACTATACGCACTATCATCTAATAAAACAGTACCACTTATCACTAAATCAAAAGGCTCAGGAGCAGAAACCACTTCCCCACTTTTCAACTTCAAAAGCCCATCAATAAAACCCAATAATGTCGAATTCGATCTAATCTCGAATCGTGGATCATTTATCGAAAGACTAGTCAAACCACGAATACTAATCAAACCAATAGCTGACCCAGGAGCATTCTGATGTACCCTATCACTGTCTAAAACAATAGACGGTTGTGGATACTCTAAATTATTTTGAAGTAATGGAGAAAGCATTAGTTACAAATCTCATATCCAGTAAAGACACCCTTTACAATTGCAGTACCAGTAGCAGTTATTTTAACTTTATTACCAGCCAATGCAGAAACAAATGGTGGACTAAAAATATGGCTGATAAATTCAGATTCCGCAACATTAACCTTCACACTAGCAGCAAAAATCCAGTTCTCAGATGAATCAGTCTCATCGAAAATTGAAATCTCACCAGTTCCAGACATACTCAACTGATAACCGGTAATCACAAATGATTTAGAATGACTACCTTCAACAGACGGTGTATACAATACTTGGCCAGAAACTGGTGCGATGATATCAACACCAAATCGAAAAATCGGATGACCAATCTGATGTGGAGGATTACCATGTTCAATACCCTCCAAAGTACTCACATCATGAATTACACGACCATGCAATGAACCAGGAACCGATCCCGCCTGAGAAACTCGTGCTCTAAACTTACGAATATTGCTTATAGACCCAATAAAATTCTCATCAGAATGCGTATGATTCCTAAATCCATCTGCTCCGATTTGACGAAGAGTAATCGGCGTCCAACTAGTATCGTCAAATGATCCTTCAAAATTCACCGTACCCCCAATAGGCACAACTAAACGAAAACCAATACTAGCAAATCCGCATGGATTATCGAATAAAAATTCATTATTAAGATTCTGACCAATAACACCATCTATATCAACAAATCTTTGGTCAAGAACAGGAATACGATTGGTCTCAGAAGCCACCTGTAAACCACCAGCATCAAGCCCATATACTAATCGAACGTTCTGAGCTTTTACCTCACCATCAGTAGAAGTGGCCATTTTATCGCCACCTTCGCCACGATTAAGTTCAGAATAATCAGCTTGATTCAAAGTCATTTATTCACCTCTCATATCGGATGTCACCAACATGACTCCATCCGATGTTTTCCACGGTATTTCTTACATCTATTGGTGTAATTTTGCTAGGTTCTTTATCCCAAGTAACAAAACCACCCGCTTGCAAAATACGACCACATTCTTCAGAACAATGAATAGTTTCAGTTTCAAACAAGTAGTTAATACCCATACTATATTTAACGCCAAGCCAGCGTTCACCTTCAGCATGCATATCTTTCAATTGTTTCGGCGTAATTATCGGAGGTCGCCAAACTTCACAAAATAAATATTGGTCTCTTCGTCTCCGCCACCGCATTTTCTCCCCAGACCACTCATGCATTATCTCACGGTAATCCGCAACCGTTACCTTCTGTGATGCTGGAGGATAAGCTTCATAAACCATCAACTTATCATTATCATCCAAAACTGTTGCACAATGGTCACAATTAACACCGCTAAATAACCTAATAAGAAGCGAAGCTATGATATGTGGATAGTTCCAGATAAGAAGAATATCCCCAGCTAACAATTTTACATCAGAAGGCATTATCATCCCCAATATCTTATTCAGATGGTTCAACTTCCCAAAACGAATAATGTGCCCCAAATTATTTTTGGTGCGATACGACTAGATTACCACAACCAAACCCCCATTGGCTCAGCAAGATTTATAGCTTTTTCGATTATTTCGTCCCTATCCTTTTGTCCTTCTTGCACCATATCAGACCCATCATAAGTAATTGACCCACCATCTGGCGTAGGCATTCCTTGGATCTTACGGCGAGCGCTCCCAACAGTGATTCTCGCTTCAGCCAACATCATATCATAACATAGCTGTCGCGATTGTGGACTTCTAAAATGGTTCACAACCGGCACATAAAGCACAACTACTGGAAATGCACCCTTCGGTGTCGGGTAAAGCCTAATCAATTGATCTTTAGCACTAAGAGAATCGCCCTCAACTGTGCTAGTGCCCTCATTGATTACTTCCCAATGCCCTTCAGTGCCTAAGATTTTCTGACTAAATTTTCTATAAGCTTGCAAAAGATGATAATCAGTGAGTATATTTTGGATACCACTAATATTACCAATGTTGAATAAAAATGATTCCGCTCCAAAGACATCATCAATTCTAGTTGTTACTGGATCCCAATTTACTTGCTGTATCCAGTACGCATCCTCAGGTAATGGATACGTTGATTGAAGAGGACTTGTCCAAAAAAGTGCTAATTTTTGTTCTCTTGGAAAGTATCCGGCGATAAAGTCACCGGCTACTCTAAATATAGTTTCCCACTGGTCCTCAGTAATTTCTACTTCGATTACAGGAAAACCTAATTTGGTCAACACATATTTCTTCATCGGTTCACTACGAACCTTAAGAACACTCGGCAGATCAGCAGGGGCTAATATAGCCATATTATAATCCCAACAAATGCTAGTAACAACTACAATATTTTCGATTAGAAATCATTAGGTGAACCATGACAATCCACATCTTATTGTACAAAACTAAAGGATTAATTGGCAGCTTAATACGATGGCAAACTCGCTCACGATATAGTCATGCGGCATTATTATTTGATAAAACCATGGTCATAGAATCACACTTCAAAACAGGAGTAATTTCAAGAAACGTCGAAGAATGTGATCTAAATGCTCATGCATGCACCTTCGAAGTATCAGAAGAAAATGCACTAAAAATCAAAGAATGGTCGATTAGAACAATAGGTTATAAATATGATTGGCAAGCTATTTTACGGTTTTTATCACGACGACGGATGACAAATGATTTCAAATGGTTCTGTTCCGAACATGTATTCGAAGCATTGCTACAAGGCAATGTTCGATTATTGATTAACACAGAAAGCTGGGAAGTAAGTCCGGGATTATTATCTAGGTCACCACTACTACAACGACATGGACCGTTAAAAAATGTTAAGGAAAATGATACCCTCTATCACCATAAATAACCCCAGAATAATCTAAGCGAAATATCTCATACTCAATCCCAACCGGAAGACCGGCTGCAATACCCGTTTCTAATGCTAATTTGCAAGCCGCAGCATCAGTATCAGTAGTGCTAGCAGGATTTTGTAACCACGGAGTGGCCCCAGGACCTTCCCAGATTTCCCCCGAGGAAATAACCATTTTTTCTGGATGTGGTTGAGTATTTGCAGCAGATGAATTAAAAAATCCTGTGATCATAGTCTGGGCCGGTGTTTCACCCAATTGAGGTTTTACAGCCATCCCAGGTGTCATACCACCCATCCCGCCGCCCCCAGAACCACCATTAGATGTTTGTTGGCCGCCCCCAGGTGATGCAATATTTAATAATGCTTCATCCTCAAGGCCCTCATACATAAGAACACCGATTTTTTGCATGTCCCGCCATGTTTCGAATCTTTTCGTTTTTAGCTCACCTGAGCCTCTAGCCGGTACGATTTTAACATGAGCTGTAAATGGAACCCATCTGGTCATAATTATTCTCCTTTATGATATCTTTGACCCTATATTTGGTTATCAAAGACAGAGTAGCGGAGGACATGAAGAATTATTGTTACTAAACCAATCCCAACCGCATCCTCTACATTATAATAAAGAACATCTCCACGATTCAAATCCAAAGTCCATCCGTCAAGTGGAACCTCGACTGTCTTCACATCATTGATGATAGCAGCTTTAGTTGTTCCAGAAATTGATGTCTTAACAGGATAATCCTCAGCCGCACCCTTCAAAACATCAAACCTAATCGATCCAGTAGTATTAGCAAAAATATCAATCCTATCAATTATAGCATCATAACCAACTTGAATACCAACCCCCTGATCACCAATTGACACCGTAGTATCAGATCCTATCGTAAACTGCAGAGTATCTCGTCTTAGATTGACAATACTATTAGTTAACCAACTAAAGTATTTCTCAAGATTCGAACCCACAGTTACTTTTGTAAGCTTATTTAAAAGCTCTTCATCAATATCTAAATCTACTGTATCAGTCTCTTGATTATACTTTGTCAAAAACTCAAGATTACTATCATCAGTGAAAGCAACACGACAAATAGCCGCATGGATAATAAGATCCCGAACATCTGACCAATCACCACTATCTTGCGTAGAAATAGCCTGTGGCGCAATCGGATTAGATAAACCACGAGCAGATGGGACAGGGAAATTATATTTAGTCATTAAATATCCTCTGTGATCATCGACCCCATCAACCTGATCTGCTGCGATTCCTCCAAAAATGCTTCATCCCCACCATACAATCGAATCGGAGTACCATATAGAGCTATATCCTTAGTATATGATTGATTATCGTCAGCAACTAATTGTGGTTCCCCAATATTCTCAGTAACGAACTGTTGGATCACTTCCATAGTCCTACTACTAATCTCTTCATCAAGTTTCGATTTTGAACCAACAAAAATATAATCCTTATTGATACTCTCTGTTCTAGGCTTTCCTGATTTTAGACAACAAAGTATACGTCGTCCGCCAACAGTTTCCTTAATAGCCATCCCAAGACGGTTAAAATCTTTATTCATTTGATGTAAAGATCGCCAATTATGACACATCTTCACACGTTTAACAACATCACCAACCCAACCAGGAAGATTATTTTCTTCTTGCATTTGTTTAGATTGATTGCCCTCGCCGGGCAGATGGATGTGTATGTCATATTTCATGATGTACCTACCGCATAATTGGCTCTCGAAACAAATCCTGCACCAGCAAAAGAAACAGAATAACCGACCGGCGACACTCCGCTAATATACCAACCAAATGTACTCACCGACAGGAGATTATGATCTCCAAACCAACCAAAAGTTGATATTGCAGTAAGCATTATAATTGCGTTCTCTGGTTCCCAGACTTAACTAATACAAATCGCGGTGTAGAATTATCTTGTTCGTAGAAAGTAAATGTCCCAGACGGATTCTCAACTATTCTACCTTTAGCCATAGCTATCAAATCCGCTAAAATATCTTCAAATTTCACCCCATCGTATGTTTGTGCATTAATTTCTGCTACAACATTTGATGGAATAGCATCAATTTTAGCATCAATTGATCCAACAATAGCAGCACCCGCCGACGGAGCAAGTTTCATAGAATCTCTGATCTCTTGCGTTGACAGAAAATCATTAGATTCCACCAATTCATCAATAATATTAGCGCCACCGGTATAAGTATCTCGATTAGTCCATTTCCCAATACCGCGAAGCACAATAGTACCATTCGTCACAGTATTATCAATAATCACCTGACCACTCGCCATATCAATGCTTACTGATTCAGGCCCAGTTTTATTTATTAATTTAATACCACCATTATAATTCCGCACAGCTAAAGATTGACCAGAACCGTTCATATCAACTGTTGGCGTCATCACACCTGGAACCCCAGACCAACAATCTAAAATATGAGTAATTTTCCCATTACCTAAAGTGATTGTTCTATGCAAAATACATTGTTCAATAATCCCATCTACACCATCAAAATCATCAATATGACATCCAAATAGATTACAACTACTGTCTATAGTTCCCTCAACAGTAGCATTTTTAACTATAGCTTGATCAATATTTGTTAAATGTGTAAACGTAATAGTTGATAATGTTGGGCTCTGCCCTATAATTATTATCGCTGAATGATGATCCGATGGAACGAAATCATAGGTCAAATCACCATTAACAAAAATAGTCGAAAATCCACGCTCAAGTGCGATTATATGAGCATAATACAAACTATTAACAGGTTGTCTAGGAGTCCCAGAAGGGTATATGTCACTAGCAACACCGTTTATAACATCAACAGTCACCCCACCACCAAAACTTGAATATTGAATATCTTCAGACTGTTGGAAAGTAGCTGATGATGATGATGTACGAACAGCATATGTCCCAAAAGATGGAAATAATGCATTAATGCTACTACCATCAGCATCAATGGCTACTACATTGCCGCCAGATATAGAACATTCAACAACATAATAAACATTATACGCTTCACCAACGTCAAAATCATCTTCAATGCCGCCCGTTGGAGATAGTATGCGCAATTCTGTCGGACTAATTATCTCTAATACTTCCCCAACTCCTTGATCTGTTGTATTTGCTACAAAATCGCCGGGTTTTACTCCAGAACTTACAAAATCAGCCGCAGAATCTATTACTTGAATTATACTTCCGGGTGTGCTTGCGGTAGTAATCGTACCTTGGTTGAGAATTACGGTACGACGCTCGAACATGATTTGAGCGTTTAGAAGGGTTGCTGTAAGACCTACGCTAACCCCACCACCCAGGTTTTCTTTACCTGCGGTAGTGATAAGACTGGGATACTGCATAGCTCCAGGCTCATCTTCGATATTTTTCAGAGTATCATGGAGATCTTGTATAGTGATCTCCGCACTCGGAGAAGCAATTGCTATGAGGCGTGGGCTAAGATTCCATAAAACGGAAATGTCTGATCTTGTTGCCATCTACACATTTCCTTTAGCCTCCGGCCTCTCTCGACTTATCTCTAGCACGGACTCTGACAAGAAGCGCTTCTAATTCGTCAGCCTTGTCTCGTTGAACTTGAGCTGCTTCCTGAAAACTTTTAGCATCAATTTCTAAGGACTCGGCTTTCTTTTTATGGTCCATTATTTGCAGGGCCAAAGATCCCGCATCATATGTTTCCATAGGGTCCATTCTAGAAATTTTTAATTTTCTAGCCATTTCTCTCCTCTTAAGATGCGATTGGATCATCAGTTCTAATTGCCGTTACAGTAAGATTAGAATTTTCGATTTTCTGACCTTTCTGTTCAAACGGCAAAATTCTATCAGCGCTAATATCAGGAGACGAAAAACGTGCTCTAACGATAATCTCAGTATCAGCAGCGTATTTAATGCTCTTCGAAATAGTTGAAGCAGCTGCGACATCATCAATGTACGGGAAGTAACAAGTATCAGCAGCATCCAGAAGGATCGGAAGAAGATTGAAGTCATAATTCTTCGACGCCCACGTTGTCCCATTATTACTTACTTCAAGCGTATCATCATCAATCCTTCGGATGATTACAGAATATTCAGTATCATCAGTATTACGAATCAACATACCAATCTTAGGATAACCATCATCCCCAAAATTAGCAATAGGTGCAATACCAACATCTACAATCGTAGTTGTCGAACCACCAGCATCCGCCGTAGCACCAGGCTGAGTAACAGTCCTCAAAGTCACATTCGTAGTAGCATAAGAGGAATATTCCATCCTCCACTCAGTCCCATCGGTAGCTGAAGTATCTACAACTCGAATCCAGCCAACAGATGGAACATCCTGTTCAACATTCGCATCAAGAACAACCAAAGCTGCACCAACCGCACCAGATGCTACCCCTACTGTCGTCTTGACAATATCATCACCACCAGAAGTTGCCACTTCAAAAATCGTAGCACGGTCACCAGATTCCAAACCAGCAAAAGTAATAGAAATCGTCGTCGGAGGCTGAAAAGCACCACCGGTGACATCACTCGTCTGCCAGTTGTTATTATCAGCTGCCGGAACATTAGTTAAAACAACACCACGAGCAACGAAAAATCGACCACCAGCAAAAGAACCAAACGGAGCAGCGTTCACATCAACAAGATTACTTTGATTCGTACTTGCCGAAACAGACCCAGTTCCTTCATCTGTTATCGTATCAGCACTGGTAAATGATCCCTTAACATTAGTAACAATCAAATACCCAACAGCACCACTCCAATAATATGCTACAAGTTCAGCCTCTGCTGACGAACTACTACCAATAACCGTTTGGCCCTCAGTTAAAGCAACACCTTCAGCATTCGTCTCAATGTAGGCATCACCCGCACCACGATAAAACTGACCTTGTTCAGTCGTAGAACCAGGACCAGGAAGAATCCCAGCAGTAGCCCCACGACGAGTCAAGTACATCACATGCTGATAAACATTCGCCAATGGTTGATTATTACAATCGATAGTGATTGCATAATGCTCATCATTACCGTCTTCATCAATATCTACCGCATTTTCACCATATGTAACTGTCACACCACCAGCCACAGCACCATTAATATCAGTTGCCGCACCAGTAATCCGCGTGGCGGTTTGTGTTGAATCCTCACCAGTGATTAAATCAGTATCACCAAAATCAGCCTGATCAATACCAACCAGCACATAGTCAATCGTCGTTGAACTAAATAAATTCGTAATTCTAGCTTTACCAGTTGTCGCACCGGTGATGATTTCACCAACTGTATAACCATTTCCATGATCAGTAGTCGTCATTCGATAAAAACCTTCCTGGTTAATATCAAAGCCCGTTGATGCAAACGGCACAACGAAGTTACCCACAGCACCCAAGAACTCGAAGTGAGAATAAACAGTATCACCCTGACGAGCAAATACCGCAAGACGACCAGAACTACCAGCATTCAGGTCATCGATCCACACCCCACCTTCTTTAGTAGCAATCAACACGTCAAAATGCCCAGATGAAACACCAAGAGTAGACGCAGTAAAATCAGTGTCAGAATCCCACCAAGAAACAATCTGAGTCAATTTAGGAATCGTTGTGCCACCTAAATAATCATCTTCTTGACCAACATAAATCTCAGTATCTGCCTGAACAGTACCAACCGAGTAAACATTAGACCAAACAGCTTCACCACTATTAACAGAACCTGCACCATCAGGATCAAAGTCAGTAGTTGTTGAAGTAATATTATTAGAAGTATCAAATTGAGTCGTTGAAGTATTTCGAATCCAAACTACACCGCCACCACCGCCAGCAGTTCTAGTCGCATCCACTTTCAAGATTACACCAGTAGCACCAGACGTAGCCTGAGTGCATACTTCACCAATCTCAGTATCCGTAGGAGCAGTAGTCGAACCACTAGCCCAATAGATTAATGTAATACCATTAGTTGAAGCATGTGACCAATCAGACGACTGAAGAGACCCAGAATACAAAGCTTTCAAACTTTTGTAATCAATAAACCACGGATATAATATGGTATACTGGGTTGGAGTCTGAGCCGACATAGGAATAGGATCATCCATCTGTTCCGGCTCATCAAACACATCCTGAAGATATGAATATAATTCATTAACTGTATAACGCGATGGAGCAATACCAGCACCTGTGAATGTACCAGTATAAGAGATTCTTTTATTGACATAATCAATCGCAATGTCGTCAGCAATAGCCATTTATTTAACTCCTGAAAAATTTTTATGCTAAGTTATTTTTGAATGATTTGGGTCTAATTCTTCAAAAATGCAGCCCCACCAGCTACCCAAGTTTTAGAATTAGCACCATAATCAGCACCAAGAGAATGTGATCCAGTAGTAGTCCGATCAGTCACCAAAATCGCCATCATCTTTAATTCATCCACAACCAAATTCGAACGGCGAATACTAGCCACACCAGTAGCAGAAGGCGAATCGATATCATCCACCATTAAGAAAACAACACTCCACGCAGCAGCGGAATTATTTAAAGTGACTGATGGATTAGTTGTTACTTGGTCTCCAGTGTTGCTGGAAGCACTATTAGCACCCCCAGAAGCTACATCATCAATAACAGCAAAAGCTATACCTTTAATAGCGATATTAGAACTATAAGTAACAGAGATAGTTTTCCTGCCGGAATCACTATCTGAAATATCATACCTATAAAAGAAAACTTCGTGCCAATTCCCTGCACCTTCTTGCTCCGAAATTGAGGCCAGTGCCTCTAGATTCATTGCATTCCCATCATACGTTATAGTAATAGCTGTCAAACCAGAGGCACTGTCCCAATAAAAACCACCTATAACCAATTTCCGATTTGTCCCAGCCGGAAGATCTATGTCCGAAGTAATTACCGCATTTCCGGATTCATCTTCAGAAGTAACCCCATGCCGCAAAATCCCGGTAGATGGGACTAAACCAGCCGACGAATCTAATGTCATAGCAACAGTAATAATTAGGCCAGTGCTACCAATAGTTGCCGGTTGTTTAGCTGGCAAATATCGCAATTCACCCGGTGAATTCTTCCTCACTATAATATTAACATCTTCATCACCAGTATAATTATAACTAGAATAGGTAAACACACCCAGATTATTAGCAATTCCATCAGTTATCAAGGTCTGTGTGCTAGAATTCTCAATCCGAACTTTAGCATAAGGAATCGCTATAGCATTAGAGTCTTTAACGTTAACCGTTAAAGTTTTGGTATTAATAATAGTGGTGGTAGCACTAGTCCCATTATAATAAGTCGGGGAATCACCACCATTAATCTGAAGAGTGACCGCACCACCAGAATTATTATAAACCGCAGCATCGGTGGTACCTGTAGAACCGTAGTCGCTATAGGAAAAACCACTTAATGTATACGTCCCAGTAGCACCAGATGGGATATAAATCGCGTGACCTGTACCACCAGAAATGAAAGAAAGATTGGAAAGGTTGGAAGTACCTTGAGCATCAGCATCGAGGAGAAGACCACCAGTCGTAGATGCAGACGTACTTGAAATAAGATTATTACTAAAATCAACATCACCCGGATCAATCTGACCACAATTCACGAAACTACACTGATCTACTTCATGACCCGATGCGTCAGCTAAATTTGAAAACGTAATAGAATTTACTAAATCCTGAAAAAGAACACTAGTCAAGGTTAAAGTATTGACATTACCCCCAGCAAAATTGCAGGTTACATAGGGTCCCGCAGACTTAATTGTGCTATTAGCAAGCACAAAATTATTCGTATAAGCAGAAGCCCCCTCTACATCAATTTTATATTTATCATTTCCTATTTCACGGGCTTCAAAAACTACAACCGCTCCATTGTCCTCAAAATAAACGTCTGCAGTCTCCGCCGAATCTCCAAATTGAAGAGGTCCTTGGACTCCATATAGGCCAGAAGACAACTCTCGAATGATCCCATAAGCTTTCCCAGTGGTTGCAGCATCAGCATCATCTGCTGCGATTTCCGAGAATTTACCTTCAGTACCTGAACCTCCTGCGGTTATCGTGAGACCCCCGTTGCCAACCCTAACCGCATCGGTGAAGCAATTCGCCACACCACCAACAGCCTTAGCAGTACCAACATCCCACTCACTACCAAAATCAGTAAGAGTAGTCATGACTAAGGTGTCAGTACCCACCCAAATTTTCTTATTAGTAAACGCCGCGAGTTTACTTGTATCAATCAAAAGGCATTGATAATAAGGCTGTCCCACGTTATGTCGAAATCCAGCTTCATCACCACCAGCAAGATGATAACCAATCAAATCAGCACCATCACCAATAACTATTCCTATCCCGCCACTGGCTGTAGGTAATGGTGAACCTTTAGATAATACCCAAACATATACTAAAATACCAGTACCTGAACCATCGATATTGCTTCCATGAGTATGATATAACCAACCTGATGTTTTACTAATGACTTGGCCTAAATGCGTGTCAAATTCGACAGGACTAGGTTCAGATGTAAATGGCGATGGGGAAACTGAACCGGTCCACCCAGTCGTTAGATCAGCTTCGTCGATTAATGTCCGATTATCAGTTACTGTAACAGCCATTTGCTTACCTAGCTCAGCAGTTGTCTTTGTTTCATCATCCGATCATAAAGAATCAAACCAAGAGCTTGATGCCCCCACATACCACCTTCTTGGTTCGGAGTCTCTATGACGACAGAAACACGACCTTCTTTTTTATGAGTAATTGAGGGATCGCTCTGAGAAGTCAAGCCCGTCACATATAGCACATTCTCTGGATGTTCAAAGTCTGCTAAAGGTGTCGCACCTTTATCGGATACAAACACAACAGTTAATTCCGAATTTTCTTCAAAGACCGTATCCAGATCGGGACGTTCTGTAACTCTATTATTGTCAATTCCTGATATAGGGACCATGATGATTTCATCTGTCCCAAAATCTTCAAGCAAGTATTGATAGAGATCGACCTCTTTGATAGGGGTCATCCAGAATCTTTCCCAATAACTTACAGTTTTCACAGTCATATTCATTCTCCTATGATAAGTTTGATGTTGAGAATATTTATATGATTGGGACTAGATCTGATTCATGCCATACTATGGGATGTCGCCATTCCTTGGGATGAACAGCTCTCGATGGGTGGTGGAATCCACCAGCTTCTATATGCAGATCACTCTCATAAACAAATAATACTGATATTGAATCTTGATTCCCATCCGTAGCCCGACGCCATCCGAATATATGAATTATTTCAACAATATCCTGTCCGGGTCGCATAGCAGTTCTTTTACGGTAAAAGAACATCTGTCCAGGCACAAGATCTTGTGAGCATAATATTTTACTGGTTGAATCAACCATAGAAAATCGTCTTAAATTCTCTCTTGATAATTTATCAACAGTTTGTTCTTCACCACTATCAAATTGGGTGATTATTGAACCATCTGCGTATTGAGCAACCCAACATAATTTATTAGTATGAAAATAATTAGATGCTGCTGGGTTTGCGTCTGGTGTTAATGTGACAGGATTTGCTCCATCTATCCCATCTATATTCGCTATGATAGGATGATACCCATCTTTAGATGACATCACAGGAGACTTAATTTCTGTGATGTGCACATTACCATCGTCGTCAACAACAACATTTGGTGGTATTACGGATGGGTCTACAGGAGCAGACCATTTACGAATCGAGATTTTTGACATTGATTCCTCCGAGATTATATACTCTCGAAGGATTATACTTCAACTTCAAATTCTTCTACTTCTACGCCATCTCGTTCTAAGATATCTTTCTTCAACCTAGTGGCGTCTTCTTTTAACTTTTCAGCCATATTATCGGTAGCGAGATCTGATACAGATACCCAAAGACATTTCCCGTTTTCGCCACGTCCATCACAAGTATGGCCGCCAATGTCTTCAGCAAATTCTAGCCCAACTTGCTTGCTGGTTCCAGTGGATAAAACAATTATCTTACCTTTAAGTGGTGGATTTCCGCCACGGATCACACGTGGATGGATACACCAATATTCATCGCCTTTTTTGATTTTTAATGATGTCATAGCACTTCCTTATGTTTCGTCGTATAACCAAGTAAAGGTCTCTTGGGCAGTGTTTCCAGCATTAGCGGTGGTTCCGATAGTTAACTGATAAACGACGAAATGCCCGAGGTCTCCAGTAGTTGTTATAGAACCAGTAACAGCCATGGGGGAACCAGATGTGCGTGTGAAAGCATCGGCGAGCAATGTGGTATTAATTTGGGTGAAATTAGTAACATTTAGAGTATCGCCGGTAGAACCTGGAGTCCCAGCTGCTTGTGTGTAAGCAGAAGCAGTTGTTGCTTTAGCCGCAACACCAGTACCAAAATTATTTGCACCATCGGTATGCCAACGAACATTGTCAATAGTCCCAGATGGAGCTAGATCAACAGACAATCTAGTACATACCCAATACGAATAATTATTACCAGCCCCAGGAATTTTAATAGGATTGGAACTAGTACCAACGGTAGCTTCATGAACATCCTGTGCGTTAGCCACAGTGTTGATAGAAGTAATATCAGTCTTTGTTTCAGAACCAGAAGATCCGGTCCAACGTCTAATCGTAACTGTTGCGGCCATTTATATGCTCCATTAAGTATTCTAATGTAGCTTTGACAAAAACTAATTATAAAACATAAAACATGTCTGGTTAGAATAACTAATACTATCGCTAATATATATAAAAACAGCCTGGATATTATACCCAGGCTGTTTTTAACTAACAGCAATTTTAATTGTTAACTGCTGACAAATCTCGAGCATCCTGATGAAGATCTCCACTGAGACCGACAACAGTATTATTCAAGAACATGTCATGCCCAATTTGGAATGCAAAGTCAACATCAGGAACATTGCCCTGAGCATTCGCAAAACTAATCTGATCAGCAAGACCGATAACAATCGGGAAGCCTCGATCAGAATCAAATCGTGCTTGTCCCATGTATGGGCTGAAATCGGCAACACTCGTGTCACGCGATTTCACCTCAACTAGGATTTCCTCCGCAGGAATGCTCATGATAAGCGGGCGAAGTCGCTTAATCAAAGCCGCCACAGATTCATGGCGATGCATTTGACGAAAACTTCGAATCCTACGAAAGACTGTGATGTCTGTATTGGCAGGTTGTGCAGCCATGTTTCAAACTCCCGCAAAAGTAAAATAAAACGTGTCGCTTTTCAAATTTCTATAACTATATTTGACTCAATATAAAGGAGTGAATTGTGCTAATTGCTAATTAGAATTACAACATCTTAAGGGTATGTTGGAGTTTTTGTTCAAACCATTGATGCATAGATGCGGCTTCTGGCTCTGGTTTCCATCGTTCTTCTAATTCTTCATCTTCTTCATATCTTTTTTCGAGTTCATCTATATATTCTTCATCTCCCTCTCTAAATTCTAGATCAAACTCATCCATCATATCTATAGCCGCACCGTCTAAAGATTCATTACCGTACGTCCCATAATTTTCCCACCACGTCTTTATAGGTGTAACCTGATTAGGATCTACAGGACTTGTATAATTGGCAATATATGATGGTAATTCGCCCTTGAAAATATGAGCATAATTATTATCTGAACCAAACAGTTCAAGATAATCACCATCATCTATGACCTCCATCATAGACCCGCCTATTTTTACCGGTGTGCCATCGACAGCAGCTTTTTGGAGTTTTATAAATAAATTGGGGTGCATTTGACCAGTAAAATAAGCATCCTCCTCTGACCCAAATCCTTCCAATCTGCCGAGAGATTTAGTTAATCCAGCAGCTTTGCTGACCTTTTTAAATTGTGATATTAATTCTGGGACACCACCCGTGCCATAATGCGTACCAGTCGCAACAGTATATTGGATAGGCATAGAACCAGACGCTATTTTTTGAGCAACTTCTGATGTTACACCACTAGCAGTGAGGAATTTAACTAATGGAGATACTGATGCGGCAACACTTGCCGATTGTTTTAAAAAGTCTCGCCGTGAAATATCATTTTCAACAATTGATTGCAATTTCATATTTATTCTCCACCATATTTTTGAGGTAAAGAATAATGGTCCTGGCAGGAATCGAACCTGCAATGCTGTTAATTCTCCGTGACTTACAGAATACTACCGCACGGATGGGATTATCTCGGCGGCTCTTAAACAGCGGAGAGCAACTCCCGCGTATACCACTTCGCCACAGGACCATACGCAATAACCCCTGCCCAATAATGGACAAGGGTTATTATAAATGATTACAGCAATATGTTTAATTGCAGCAACCACGAACCAAACCGCGACGAACCAAACCACGACGAGCCAAACCGCGAACCCTAACTCTAGGGAACAAAACGGGTCGTTCTCTGACAATGAGTGTTTCACGAGCACAACAAGCACCCAAAGGACGAATCCTAAGTACTCTAGTTCTTGTCAAAATGGCACAATCACCCTTTTGGACACAATCGCCCTTTTGGACACAATCGCCCTTTTGGACACAATCGCCCTTCTGGACACAATCGGCCTTCTGGACACAATCGGCCTTCTGGACAGCACACCCGCTCTTTTGAACAGGACAACACTCACCAGCGACACTCAGACACGGCAGAAGCAATAACATTGTAACTGCCAACGCAAAAACCAATCCCTTCATAACTCTCTTCTCCTAATCAAACAAATTGAACTTGACAAAGCATCCGTTTATTTACTTTTGACTAACTATTTGATAGCCGACCTATTTCAAAAATACATCATAAAATCAGATCCAATACAGTATAGAGGAATTATTCATGAAAAAAGTTATTGTAACCGGTGGGTGTGGCTTCATCGGGACCCATCTAGTCCGTGAACTCGCACGACTCGGCCATCAGGTCATCGTGATCGACGACCAATCCTCCGGACGTACAACAATTGAAGAAGTCGGCTATCATATTTGTAGTATTTGTGACAACATAGAATGGATATTCAAAGATGTCGATTGCGTTTTTCATTTGGCTGCAGCAGCACGAATCCAAGAATCAATCGAAAACCCAAAACATGCAACTAAAATCAACGTGCTGGGTACCGTCAATGTGCTTGAAGCATGTAGACTCCACAATGTACCACGATTCATCAACTCAGCCTCGTCCTCAGTCTACGGATCAACGGATCAATTCCCGACTCACGAAAACGTCAAAACAAATTGTCTCAGCCCATATGCTGCCTCAAAGTTAGCAGCAGAAGAAATGATTCATTGCTATGCCAAAGTATATGGTATCGAAGCATTTAATCTCCGATATTTCAATGTTTTTGGAGAAAATAGCACAGTCAATGGCCCGAATTCATTAGTAGTCGGTCTTTTCTTAGACCAATTCAAAAATGGCGAAGCACTGACAGTAATCGGAGACGGTAATAGCCGCCGTGATTACATTTATGTCGGCGATGTGGTGGATGCTAACATAAGGGCGATGGATGCAAAACCAGTAGTATTAAGTGATGTTATAAATATCGGCTCCGAACAACACGTCTCCGCCTTAGAGATCGCACAATCTATCTCCACCAATCTCGTTTTTATTCCCCCCAGAATCAATGAAGCAAAACAGACACTTGCCGACGCAACACGAGCAAAACAAATCCTCGGATGGGAAACAAAGACACTGGTCCTAGATTGGATCCAATCATACCTTCGCACGCACTAGGGTATTTCAAAAATACTATATCATGAAATTATATCAAATCCATGAAAGTCCATATGATGATCTAGATGATACCGATCAATTCGGTGTCCCGATAGAACTCGCTGCACTAACAAAATTCAAAAACTGGCTAAATAGTAATTATTTACAAAAATCTTGGGAAGCAGGAATAAAATTTTCATCAAACGATTTTGATGGTATTATACCTGCAGTGTCAACACAATTAGAAAGAATCTTAATAGAAATATTCGGTTATGAAATATGCGATGAAGCATATTGGTCCATTAATACAGACGGATTAAACCACGAAGATCTAAATGCGATTAATGCTGCAATAAATCAACACCAAGAACTAAAAGATTGGTGGGAAGATCTAGCAATAAAACCAGAAAGACTACAACCATCATATGGAAAACTAAACGAATCTAGTCCTTACGATGAATTAGATGATCAAGACCATTTCAAAAACACCAACGAATATTCAATAGCTGGTCGATTCACAATAGAACCACATAATTTCACAGTTTGGGAAACATATGATCGTGTGGGACGAATAATAAATAGAGATATTGCGATAGATCAATGGGATGACTTATATGATATCCCAAAACCACTCAGACTAAAATTGTGTAAAAAATTCACAAAATTATTACCACAGCAGCTCCAACAACGAATAAAACAACCACCAGCCACCTTAGCATGGCTAAGCGCAGCGATGATGCTTTACTGGGACCAAATGTTGGATAATGGACAACTAAAAGAATCTAGTCCCTATGAAAAATTAGATGATGCTGATCACTTTGAAGAAACTGTTCCACATAGCTATGAAATAATTGGTCAATTTATGATGCCACATGATGACGGGGACAACCCACCCCATGAATTTATGATCTGGGAATGGTATGAAAATGATACACCACACGAAGAAGTATCGATAGACCATTGGGACATAGGCCACCAAAATATTAATAATATACCAGATAAGACCAGAACCGAATTAAGCTCTTTATTTTTAAAAGAATTTCGCCGCAAATCAAAAGACCTATTGCTCAGAATAGAGCACATTCCATTCGCTTCCAAAGAGTGGCTTAAACAAGCAATAATCCTATATAACGATTATGTAATATGAAACTCAAACAAATTACTGAAGAAGCACGGCCAAGCGAAACAATTCGCCATACAGCAGAATCACTTGGCGATATGTTCGACTTCATATACAAATTAGACCCAAAAAATAAAGAACGACAAGCAGTAAACCAATTTCTAGAAGATCCCACATCACAAACATGGGAAAGAGCAAAATGGGTCGTTAATAGCCTCATCAGACAAGTTGTCACAAACCCAGAACTTAAAGCAAGAGCCGAAAAATGGGCATCAATCAATAACGTAACATCACCAATCGTCGCATCATCAATCTATGATATAGACCCAAAATATACAAAAGGCACACCAATAGACAATATATCAATGAGCCGAAATAAAAGGGATGATATGAAGAAAACCCTTGGCCCAGCAGGATACGTAAGTTCGCTGGCAGGAATTGGCGGAGAAGTAGAAAATCACGATATTAAGAAATATCTAAAGAAAACCGCCAGAGATGGGGAGGGACTAACCACAGCCGCAGAGAAAGATATGCCAGATATCGTCAGAAAAAAACAAATCAGGCATTTTTAGTTTAAGAAAATTGTGGAGCTGCAGACTGGCCCTTTCCCGAGATTCAATCCACAACTCCACACAGATCGATCATTCCTTTGGTAGTAAAACTACTTCACCATCAATCAATCGCTTCAAATACGCAACAGATATGATCTGCACCCCATATTTCTCAGCTTTCAATGTCTTATTGGATGAAGAAGTCGCATCCTTCTGAACTAAAATATCTAATTTCTTTGAAATCCCACTCTTGATGATACCACCCAATTCCTCAGTTTCAGTTAAATGGGTACGTGTACCAGTGAAACAAAAGGATATCCCATCAAATAGCTTTTTCTTGCTTTCTTCCGCATTTTCATCAGCAGAAGGCTCCGAATCCGGATAATCAATCGTAACGCCCACGGAAGCCAGTTTCTGGATCAAGGGGATACAATCATCGATACCATTAATAACCGCAGTCCTGATTGAATCACCAAAACCGACAATGTCGATCGAATGCAGTTTTTTGAAATCAAGCCAATCACTCAACTTATCCAATTCGCCGCCAGCATTTTCTCGCAAAATCTGGACTCGACGACGCCCAAGGAGATATCTTAATAGCTCTCGATTCGCCGATCCGCCCACCACCATCAAGTTCAATATCTTTCAATTGATCGACAGTAAGCGTGTACAAATCAGCAGCATCTTCAATCAATTTGTGATCCCATATAGCTTTAAGAATCGTATCGCCAATTTCCATAATCCCAGTGCCCTTTTTGGATGTCCCAATCCAATGATTGATTTTACCAAGCATCGCAGCAGGACAAGCATGTGGTTGAGAACAATAGGTAACTGCACCATTCTTACCACGATAATTACGTGATGTTGGTTCACCACATACTGGACAACGTTTCGGCTCGTCAATCGACACACGATTTTTGTCTTTTGTAACAACACGAATAACTTTTGGGATAATGTCACCAGCCAAAATAACTTCAACTTCATCACCAATAGCAACATCAAGTCGCTCAATTTCATCCCAATTATTCAAAAGAGCATGTGTTACATTAACGCCACCAATCCTAACTTCTCTTAGAACACCAGTCGGGACCACAGAACCAGTGTGACCAACACTAAACAGTACACTCTCAAGTCTAGTAATACCAGACTTATGAGGAAATTTTATTGCTTTCGCATATTTGGGGAGAAGCCGTGTTCTGATGTCTTTAGTAACAAAATGGTCTTGTTGTTCTATCGAATTTAAACAAACAACAAGACCATCGATTTCATATTTCAAGAGATCACGAGCTTGCAAAGTGGTATCATAAAAATCCTCTAAATCCTTAATACTTTTGCAAATGATGTGAGGAACCACCGAAAAGCCTAAGGTCGTAAGATCATTAAACTTTTCTTCTTCGGTGTTATTATCAACACCAGCACCAGCACTATTGAAGGCGATAAAACGCATTTTATCAGCGTCTTTACCACTATCACGACTAAAAACGCCGTTTCCAATGTTCCGAGGATTACTTTGTTCTGATTCTGGGATTTCATTAAAAGGCATCCCGGAATCACGAGACTGGACATTTTTGAAGTCCTCGATTTGCATAATTGCTTCACCGCGAACATTAATCGTTACGGGAAATGGCAAAACCGATGGTAGATCGCGGAACAGAGCACCGTTTACTGTGATGTTTTCGCCGACTTCACCATTACCACGTGTAACAACTTCAATCAGCTTACCCTCAACATATCTCGCCCGGATGGAACCGCCATCAATTTTCAAGGATGCCATGACCACAACCGACTCAACACCCAATTTATCGCATGTTTTATCGTACCAAGAGCTATATCCCGCGATACCATCGTCTGTGTTATCAAGAGATCCCATTGGGATTGTATGAGGGGTTTTGCTGCGAAGTTCTGATACATCATATGGGCAGCCGACACGGGTCACACGAATATCGTGTGGGTCTAACTTTTTCAATTCTGGGCGAAGTAGATCATATTCAGCATCGGTCATGATCTGAGCACAACCGGGACGGTAATAAGCAAGATCAGCTCTATCAATCAACTTCTGAAGTTCAAAAAGCCTTTTGGTGAAATAATCTGTCGCTGCATCAAGTTTCGCCATCGTTTTGTCCTTGGAATAATGTTACTTTTGTCAAATACGTCTGATATTATATTGTTGCAGTCCGTTTTAATAGGTTAATACAGTAATGCCCCAATAGTGAATATTGGGGCATTACTTATTAAAAAGACAAAATTGTCTTAAATTCTAAACGCTCCGACCCATTACCCTATGGGCCGGAGCTGGGTATTCATACTATTGAATGTATGAGCGTAGCTCCACACCTAACTAGTTCCGTTTAATTTCTCAACTCAGTCATTAAGCCAGTATGTCTTACCATTAGACGATCTCCCCTAATTACTCTAACTCAAGAGGGGGGAGACGGACTCGAACCGTCATGTACTTAGCATTGGTTGAGAAAACTCGATTTAGGTGATGACCACATTTATGAGCCTAGGGTGATAGTCTGAAATTCATTTATGCTTTGCCTCTGCCAATTGGGCTACCCCCGCAGAGAAAACAAGTACGGGGGGCAGGAATCGAACCTGCATATTTAGCAATTTTGTGAATCTAAACCTAAACCTAAGACTTTAACGACACATTAGTGTCGATTACCCTCCAAACAAATACTTGAAAATGGATTTCGCTACTGTTTGCTTTTTCGCTACTGTACCATTAGCACATTCACGAGCACTCTTCACAGCATCCAGCAGCTTATCTACACGAACGATGATCTCATTTTTCTCGGCTTGCGGGATCGCACCGCTAAAAGCAACAGTTTCCCACGTACCGATGATCACATCCTCAGAATAGGTCTCGACTTGTGCAGGATGTTCTTTCGTCGCTTCATATTTGATGTGGTTCTTAAGAACCTTTTTTGTCTTTGTCGTTTCATGAGGATCCGTAGCATAAGCATTAGCTTCCTCACTCCATGTCCATGTTTCAGCCGGATCGAGAATAGGCAACTTCGCAACTTGTGTGCGGATATCCTTCAATTCCTTATCTAGGAAAAGCAGATATGTAACAGGGATCTTTTCGATGATCACATCGCCATCAACAACCACACTAGCTGTTGCTTCGCAATTTGCAACATCTAATGTAGCCACCATATCAAACAAGCTAGTCAAAGCTTCCTGTGTGTCAGCTAAACCAGTTTTCACCGTATACTGCACACGTTTTCGTTCTGGTGGGAACACATCGCCATCATCATCCTTAGGACGATATGTACGACTGATTCCCGTAAGCAAAGCTTCTTTCTGCAACTTTTGATAAGCCGTAGTCTGTCGCCTTTTCGATCGTTCTTTCAATCCATTTGTCAAAGCAATAACTTGATTCAGTAGCATCTCTTTTTCTCCGGTTTTAACAATAATTATCAGTCTTATAATATTAAAATACACTCACAACATCATTGAATATTATTCCCGATGTTAAGATCTTTCATAAAACCCTTCCCACCAGCCGTCAAATCCTTAACACCAATACCCATAATTTTTTCGAAATTATCCATAAGACAATAATTCCCATAAATAATTCCAGCAGGTTCATCTTGGTAAAAATCAAGAGCTTCTGGGTCAGGATATGATAATTCCTGAGCAATTTCAGCACCGGCTGCGATTTCTACCTTTGCTACTTCTACATTCATCGCTTGCCGTGAACGCATCTTTGGTACAGAATCCATACCACAGGTTTTCGTCTCACCAGATATAGAATTCCGGGGAGCACCATCTTGTGAGAGCCATTGTTGCTTACCTACCTGATAATCTGGCGACACAGAATCCGCAAAAGACATATCGGCTGACATACTCGACATACCCATACCTGATATACCCATACTCGACATAGCACGTAATGGCGAAGAAGAAGCGGGTTTCTCTTTCTTTGACAAATAAAAAGCAATACCAATCGCCCAAACTCGATCTTCACCGATCATCTGGGCAGCAATTCCCTTTGTCACTTCTTCAGTTATCAAGAAACCGCGAACATTTTTACCAGATCGAAACCCATCAATCCAAAATAGACCACGTGGGCAACTAGTTGTGGTCATATAATTCTGAGCTGGCCATTTGTCATCACATTTTTCACAAAAACGATCTTGCTTAAAATCAATATCATGTTTTGGACATTTATCATGATACTGTTCCAACCGCAGGATCTTCGACGGAAGACCAGTGATGGGATTAATGCCTTGAATACTCAACACAATAGCAATATGGTGAGTATGATTAATATTCATATTAAAATCCAACCACATATGCTTCCCAACTTCAATTGGGAAGAAATATGACGATGCTTTGCTGCTCCCATTCATCCAATCAGTGGGACAACCTGGAAATTCATCAACTTTATAAGTGTTAATAGGATGCCCTGGGGGTAGCCGATGCGTCCCACCACCTTTCGGGGCATTTGGCAAATTAACTATACATGAAAGACCGTTGACTATCATCGTTTGATTAGCTGTAACCATTTCGATCTCCTGTGAAAAAGCGGGGCCATATGACCCCGCCTAGAATAAAAGAATCACGTGCTAACATGCTTACCAATATTAAAAGGATTATTATCCTTTCTGCGCCCATCTTTAGGTACACGCAATTTTGGTTCTTCACCAATCAATTTCAATTCTTGGAGCAAAACAGCGGCACGACTATATCTTGCCTGAGCTTTGCTCACTGCATTTTGTTCTAATATATCCAATACGCGGTGAGCATCTTCAACATCATTTGTTTTCAATTCACCAGTATTGGTAATAGCAAGATACACAATCTGACGAGCTTCAAATGGAATCTTAGCCACACTACGATTGGTATTAGTGCACACACCATCACGAAGCATTTGGCCAGGATAAAGAAAATTCTCTTCAGGAGCATCTATCATAGGGCGATCACCAATTTTATAAACACGGCATGGTTGTCCATTGAAATTGATAATATCCTGATCAGGTAGACCATCCTTAATATCACGGAGAATTCGCACACTTTCACTAATGAGGACTGTCCGTTGATCTTTAGGATCAAATACAACACAGCGTAAACCATTAGATTCTATTAATAAACGATCGCGAACTGCTGGATGGGTTTCACCAGTTGGATCATATCTTTTAAACAATTCAACAAAAGAGAGTGCCGCAACACGATTTGCAGTAAGCGGTTTTTCTTTTTTGGATTTTTTCACTTCATCGCGAAATATTTCCTCACAGGAAACTTCAGCTAACATTCTGGGTACGCCGATTCCTGTAATATGTTCATATTTTGCTTTGCGAAGACCACGATCGGTGGTGCCACCGATTTTCTTGAGAGCAATAATTATTGCTTCAATATCAAGTTGATCTTCTTTGGAGCACTCACCGTTGTGGAATTCATCGATTTTACGGGCATACGAAGATTGAGACATTTCTTTTCCTTCTTGCTTACTATTTTCTTACTAAAAACGAGCGTGGCCCCAACTAGGGGCATATTTGCATCACATGACACACCTCCTTTGGTCTATTTATTAAGAGGATCAGCGAAATGGCAACATTTTAAATACATTTTCAAATTATTTTCGCGTGACAATATATTCAAGAAGCAGGTGAAATCTCTATTTCAACATCATGCCCTTCAAAGGTTTTACCTTGCCCAATATTAAGACCATTCACTTCCATATATCCCACAAGCCGATTATAAAATGCACCATTTTCGTTTCGTTGACCTATTTCAAAATTACCAATACTATACCCAGCATCTAATAATACTTCACCAGCATTAGCAATGAGATCATCACAACTCATGTTTGGTTTAACTGCGGATATTAACATCCAAATAAAATCATAATCATCATTAACAAATTCATCAGCATCATCTAATTCATCATAAGGACTTGATTCTCGTAATGGTGGAACTCTATATTGGGAAACTGCTTCTTTCATACCAGGTAATCTATCCAACACTTCATCAGGAATTTCATCAATTTGTTGTTGACCAGCTTTCGTATCAACTAGCATTTCTGTATAATCACCATCGCTAGGATCAAAATATCCAGCATTTAAATCTTCATCACATGCCATATCGTCAGAAATATAAAGCAAACTATTGCCAGTACCATCTGGCCAATCTACATCTAAAATGGCATTATTATCATCAATACGATAAATCTTAGTCACACGATAAAACGCTTGATTTTGACCTTCATCGCTAAATTCATCAGTATCGTCTAATTTATCATAAGGACTTGATTCATGAAAAAGGCCAGTTGATCCATAATGCGATGGATGGATCTCGTCAATATACGCATGAATAAGATCTTCCCATGTCCAACCGCCTAATTCTGGAAACGCTACTGGGTCACTAATTTTACCGATTTTTTGTGTGGTGCCGCGTGATTGTTCTTCAACAATACCATCTCTTATCCAAAAAGTAAGGAGTCCTATAGTATCATGATTACGTGTTATGCAGTACATACTACCGTATCGTCTAAATTGTAAAACATTATTTAAAAAATCATCAACAACATCATCATAAAATTCATCAGTATCATCTAATTTATCGTAAGGACTTGATTCAGTAATATCATATTCTTTTAAACAAGCGTCGCAATAATCAACACCATTAATTTCTTGTATACAATCAGAACAAACGTATCTTCGGCATTGTTCACATTTAATATTATATGCTTCGTATTCTACTCCATCAGAAGTAACCGGTGAATGACAGATAGGACAAACAAATTCATCTTCAAATTCATCAACATCGTCTAAATAGTCATAAGGACTAGATTCATAAAGATTGAATAACATTAAAATTGCCCGTAGTCAAGACCCCAATCCTCTTCGCTATCAGGATTATCTGGGTCATCGTAGCCACCTTGCTCATCGTCATAATCATCAGCATCAAAATCATCAACATCGTCATCCAATTGTTGCATCAATTGCATTAATGCTTCTTTAGGACCGATGGGATCTTCGCCGCTTTTTAATGATTCAATAGTATCGGAGAGAAGTTTATGAATATATTCTGGAGATTGTGCTGCGAGTGCTGATACAATATCAACTAATTTGTGGTCTTTTGGGACAATTTGCAAAAAGGATCTCCAAAGTTGTGGGCCAACTTGAATCAACCATGGCTCATCTTCTAAAGCATCTGCTTCTTGATATATTGATGCTAATTGTGTTTTGCTTAATCCTTCTAAACCATGCATGGATAATACTTCCATGACTCCTTTAATTGTTTCTTGAATCAAAACTGGGAAATTAATAGCACGAGCAATTACTCTTACTTGTGGTTTTGATGGTTCATATTCTTCATCTGCTTCTGGATTATATTCTTGTTCTTCTGGATTATATTCTTGTTCTTCTTGTCCTTCTATATCATATTCTTGTTCTTCTTCTGGGTCTTGGTCTTCGCCAAAATCAACTTTTGATGTACCAACTGAAGCATTCTTGAGCATGTCTCTCGACATATTAGCAAAATCCATAATCCAATATATATGGGTTGATCCTGATGCCAATTGGCTATACATTTGTATTAATCGTGGATCGATTTGATTAATCTGATCTACCGCAGCATGATGGATAGTACCCATATTATGAACAGAAGCACCTTGCGTTAAGGCATTCATGGTGATTCTTTTATTCACTTGTTCTCTGTCGATAGGTACCTGCTGCATTTCTGGTTCTTCTGGTTCTTCTGGTTCTTCCTCTGGTTCATCTAATTCTTGGGCAATTCCTCGCATCTCTCTAGGATCAACTAATTTGACATCAAGTATATCTTCTGGAACACCCCATATACTGCTTACCAATTGAACAACAAGATGTTCTAATTCTTCACGATGTGGTTTCTCAGCTGCACCAATTTGTTGAAAAACTCGACCAGCTAATTGTGGGAGCATCTGCATAATTTGTCGCGGCTGAGCATTTTGAAGTTGTGGAAATGCTTTTTGGATTGACTTAAGAGTATGATCGTAAGATTGCTGGGCAGATTCATCCCCGTACATTGCTAATAAAGGATGTGCAGAAAATGGGTGATTAGATTGGCGAATATTACGCCAAAAATCTATTGTATTAGGATTAGTACCTCGCTCATACTCCTCAAAAATAAGACCAAAATTATTTGGATCTTCAGTAAGAAGCAATGCAATTTGATTGGGGGATATAATGCTCATAACCTATATTTGCGGTAAGAGCAAAAATGTGGCCGATGACTAGGATTTGCACCCGTGACCTCCGTCAATTAAGACGTTACTCTGGACTACCTCTGTAGAGTAATACTCTACAGTTGGCTCCTCAAAGAGGCTGAGCTACATCGGATGATTATTGGGATAATCACACTTCCACATAATATATTCGCCTAAACATTAGGCTTAATTCGAACTGATGCTTTAGCAGGTGGTGTCTTCTTAATTTCCTCTTTCGCGACACCCTTCTTAACGAGCATATCCTTAAGCCCATCAACTTCTAAAACTCTTTTTTCATCGATTGTAAGTATAGTCTTCTCACTACCTGCACGAGGCTCAGTAACATCAATTTTACCAAGCCCCTCGATAATAATATTTAATTTTTTACCATTAGCAAATTCACGAAGTTCTTCCTTCTTCACATCTAATTCTATTTGCAACCCAGCAACCTGAACTTGTAATGATAACGCAGCTTTCGCTAATTCCTGCCCAACAGTTTGTACTGCACTCATCAGATTCTCCGTAGATATAATATGAAAAAATTAACCATAACAAGGCGAATTACTTCACCACTCCTGCAAGCGATCCCACAACAAATCAAGCATTTTGATGCTTATATGTACATTGTAGTACCAAGGAAAAAGAATAAAAATGTCCCAAACCATAGGTGGGGAAGGAATGTGCGACTAGAACCGGTCACACTGAATTGGGATCAGATGAGTATCACTATAGTAATGCCACTAAGTATTAATTATGGTATCAGAGGTTTTGATGATCTTGATCCGAATTTTTTTGAAGCTATAGAGGCAGCTTTCTTATCATTGATGCAATCATTCTTGACCTGATATTATTCCTCATCCTCAGGCGGTTGTGGTAATCCATGCGGTGGTTGCATTCCATTTTGATTATTAACAGACATAATATATGTCTGTGTTAATTTAAATGCTTCATCTGGTGTAAAACCTTGGCGAACACAACCGAGATAAATCTGCCTCCAAAGACGTGGTATGAGATCTCTAGCACTAGCAAGTGATTGTTCAAGTTGTTGACTACGTTTCGCTTCTTCTGGTGACATACCATCTTCTTATAGAGAGAGGAATATTATACCCTAATCAATAAACATATGGGACAATCCAGACATAAAAAATATACTCCTTAGCCCCAACTTTCACTATTTTCTTCTCAGTATCAGCATTCGGAATATCATGACTATATGATACTACTCTCGTACCACCAGGAATCCGATAACGAACAGCATCCATCAACTTAGGAAACAAATACATCGTAATAACATCAGCTTTACATAAATGATAATCCCTAATATCACCTTCAATAATCAATATCCTATCACCAACTCCTGATTCATCCACTTTCTTCTGAGCTAACTTAACAGTCTCAGGATTTAATTCAATCCCGACAGCTTTACAACCATATTTCTTCACCGCTTCGATAAGAATCCTAGCATCACCACATCCCAAATCATAAAGCACTTCATCCGGTTTTGGATTCACCAATTCCAACATTGCAGGAATTGCTTCATATGGGGTCGGTTCAAAAACAGGTTTCTGAATAGCTATTTGGGCGGGTATTTGAACAGGTACTATAGGAACTGGTGCGGGTGAGGATCGTGGAGCATATTGAATTTTTGATACTCTACCATTAACGATTTGATATCCCGACATTACGCCGAAAATCCGATTGCACATAGCACAATAAGGATTATTACAATATCGTGCTTGGGCTTCTACGCTGAATAATAGAACCAACAAAAACACAAACGTGCGAAAAGCGAACATATCATCACCTATATCTAAAGAGATCAAAACAAAGATCAACCTACTTTAGGTTCGCCCGAAGATGATTATATCACACTTTCCCAAGCACTTTTGGATATGTTAATTTATCATAAGCCACGGTTTTAGCATGTCGAACTGTCGAAGCTTCTACTATGATGGTTCTTTTTTCGCCGGTTGTTTTATCGTATCCTTGGACTTCATATTTTGGCATTTTTTCACTCTATCTAAAATAAAATTGATAGAATTTGGATCTGATAAATCATAAGCACAAACATTATCCGCACATTTTGTGATGACCGCACTAAAACCCACATGTTGAAGATTCTGCACAATTCCAGAATAATGCGGATCGTCATCATTTGATTCTGTAAATGTTATAGTATCTGATCTTACAGTAATAGTGAATCCTGAACATACTATTGTATAAGCATTAATAAGTTTATCATCAATCCCCGCTGTTGTATCATGCTCATGCTTATTTGCAGAATAATAAAGAGTTGGAACAGCACATGCACGTATATCAAAACGTTCTCTGATTTCTTTTGCTAATTCTTTAGCAATTATGATTATCATATTCGCATCACAAGCGGAGGACACGGGATTCGAACCCGCAACCGTTTCCGGCGATCGCTTTCCAAGCGGCCCGCTAACCATTCGCTTATCCTCCAAAGGGTATCTAGTACGGTCGGCGGGATTCGAACCCGCATGGCTGAGAGCCAGTGCGTTTTAAGCACACTGAGTATACCAATTCCTCCACGACCGCAAGCTCTCTTGGTGTGCTGTTACGCCAAAGGGCACAGAGTTAATTCTCTTCGATCCGGGTCTTGCTTGGGCTGATTTTCCAGTTTTCCCAAGTCACCGTCCTATCGCGGTTCTGGCTAGTTGGATAGGTCACACCGAAGATCTTCATTGCCAGATTGATCTTACAGACCAGACACGAGGACCACTTCGCCCACGCTTAGACGACCTAAATGGGACAGAAACACGATTTCTGCATAGGATTTTAACGCCTCTGATCACGGCTGAAACCGCCCCCAACCTTATCGCGGCCCACTCCTTAGATGATGACTGCTCTTAAGCCAACATTCCAAAAGAAACAGTACGGATGAAAGGACTCGAACCTTCACGAGCCGAAGCTCACAACTTCCTAAGAGTTGCGTGTCTACCATTCCACCACATCCGCATCAGTACGGTCGAGAGGATTCGAACCTCCACGGACAATAATGCCCTCTAGGCCCTCAACCTAGCGTGTCTACCATTCCACCACGACCGCAAATCAAATTGTTACAAACGACCCAGCCCAATTAACTCATAACTCTAATACTATCCCACCCACGTCCATCTGTATTAGCCGAATAATTATCATATTGCATAAACTTGATCCGGAAATCCAACGTATAGCTAATACCAACCGCAGTAATCGCCGCATCCAAATCAATATCAAACAACCCCGTCATACCCTTATCAAACGTTAAAGTATACCATGTGCCCCCATCAGCACTAATCGCAATCCCATCGCCAGAATGCGATTCATCATCGATATTCCAATGATAACCGCTCAATCGTAACCCACTCTGACCAGCCATATTCAAATGCAAAATTGCCTCATTTTGCGAAAACGCAGCATCTTTCAAACTATCCATTTTAAGTCGACCGCTGACTGCCGTAATTAAACCATTATTTGTCGAAGCATACTCCCAACCTTCAAGATTATTTGGCAAAGTCGTGAAATCTTGGAAATAAGGAGTAGTTTGTGGTACCGGAGTATCAGAAAAAGGTACCACTGAACCACCATCCGTAGCGGTCAGAGTATATGCTACACCATTTAAAACTTCATGATTCCCATAAGCCGACACGTGATACGTTCCCGCTTGTGGGTTATTAATTTGAATACGCTCGCTAAGACTACCCGCTCGAATCGACTTATACAGATAAGATTGGCTATTCGCCATTGAATCATATTGAACATATAAATCAACATTCCCGCCAAGTCCATCCAAAGAGATATCCAAAACAGCAGTGTCCTCCGAAACCTCTACAGTCCATCGGTGATATTGCTGATCACCAAGTTTTTCTTCAGTACCGCCCATTGTCACAAACTCATTAGTTATCAAAGCACCCTTCAAATCTGGGATCCCAGTCCCCTCCATAGCATAAGTCACCATCGCTGCCATAAGATATAATTGTGACCCACTCTTTTTAAACTCTGGATGAGATGGTTGTGTGATAGCCCGACCAGTATCCTCACTACCCT